CAAATCAATTATGTCATCATCTACTTGCCAATCATGTATAAAACACCATTTGGCTCCCACATTTTCAGTCATCCATTCTCTAGAATATTCTTTTGGATAATCTTTATATAATAATCTATATAAATTATTAGCTAATAAATCACTTTTTTTCTGCCAATCTGCTTTTTCAACTTCCGGAGTAAATATTTTGTCTGCGAAATTTTTTAGAACTTCTTTAGAAGCTTCTATACTTACAACTGTATATACGTTATTTGCCATAATATTTTTATTATATTATAAGAAATTATTTGGATTGATCCAAATGTTCGGTAAGATAAATATCTATTAAATCTTTTGATTTTTTTAAATCCTCTTCAAATTGTCCTTTTTTTCTACATCTAACAATTCTTTTAATAATATCAAATTCATATGAATTTAAATCCCATTCTTCTGAAAACTTGTATAAGCTAGATTTACCAACATAATGATATTGGGTGTTTACTGATTCTGTATTATCTGATTCAAATGTCATTTTTTACCTTTTAGCATTTTTTTAATTTCTTTTTCTGTATATCCATATAATGATAACAAAGATCCGCAACTATCTTTTGAAAGCAATTCAATATAATCAACTGCTTCTGATTTACTTATTAGGTAGTGGTCTGCAATTTGTGAAACTAACTGTTTGTCATACTTATCTTCCTTTTTTCCTTTTATGTACTTAGCAAAGGTTCTCTGGGCTGGTAGAAGGCCGTGATAGAGACGATAAGTATCCTTATGGGATAGTAACCCTATTGTATATTTCTGTAACTGATTGATTATTTCAATTAGTTCCATTCTCATTGATAACCATCGATTAACTAAATAAGGAGAAAACTTTTTGTGGTCAATGTCTGTATACTCAGACCAAGCTTTTTTCTTATGAGTCATTCCATCAATAAAATCGAAAATAGTTGCAGGTTTCTTTGTCATAATTTATATTTTTGTTTATACTTTTCTATATAATGTTCTCCTATAGCTAATTCCAAGAAAATTGAATTTTCTGGTACTCCAGGAAGTTTCTTTTCGTTGACATAATCAACATTCTTATTTTTATAAACTTTCATCTTAGTTCGAGCATTTGATCTATTTGATGTTTTGAAAACTAAGACTACTGGTTCTTTTGGATATGGAGCTCCCATTATTTACTAGTAGGTATTACTGGCCTAAATTCTTCTGGAACGTGGCCACAATCGTCGCATCTAAATACTGGTATTGGAACTACAGTGTCTTTGTCTGCACCAGTTACAAATCTAGATACTTTGTTAATACTCATTACTTGTCTAAAATACATTCCTCCACATTCTGAGCAGATCATTGGCTTTAGATCTGCAGGATTGATATTTGGTTGAGTTGGATTCATCATGTTATTCCTTTATAATTCATTCATTAATTTAACAAACATTGACATAATATTAATTTCTTTATCAACTACATGCGAGTCGGTATATTGTGATTCTGCAATTATTAATATACAAGAAGCAATAGATCCAGTTGCAAATTCATCTAAATTTTCATAAAGATAAGTATAAAGAGGTGTAAAGTCTTTAACCTTGCTATCAGCAATAATTTGTCTTATACTTTTAAATGTTTCTTTTTTATCTTTGCCAGATTTTAATAATTCAAGTAATTTAGTCATATAATTAGCTTGTACAACACTATTCTTATCTAGGGTCAATTTTCCTTTAACTACATGACTCTGTGCTGCATTAATTGCCCTACGAATATCAGGATATGAAGAATTAATAATAGCTGCAACATCTTTGATATCATATTCTACTTGTTTTTCTTCTAACACCGTTACTAATCTTTGTGCTACATCTTTTTTGCTAGGAGGGGTAATTCCAAATGTTTGACATCTGCTTTGTATTGGATCTATAATCTTTTCAACATAATTACATGTTAATATAAATCTTGTTGTCTTACTATATGTTTCCATTAAGTTTCGTAATGCTGCTTGAGCATTTGGTGTAAGATAATCTGCTTCATCTAATATAACAATTTTCCATCTTTTGAATCCTACTGTAGATGCATATCTTTTTATTTTATCTCTTACTGCGTCTACTGAGTTTTCGTCAGATGCGTTAATATACATTAGATCAGCATCTACATTATTTGCAATAATTTTTGCTAATGTAGTCTTACCCGTACCCGCTCCTCCATAAAATAGCAAATGTGGAACATCTCCATTTTCAATGAATATTTTAACTTTATCAATAATATGTTCATTACCAATATATCCATCTAATGTATTAGGTCTAAATGCTTCTACCCAAAGCGTGTTTTCTGTTACTCCAAACATAATTTATTGTTTTCCTGTTGATCCAAACCCTCCAGAACCTCTCGTAGTGTCAGCTAATGCTAATACAGGATTCCATTCTATCTGTTCAATCTTATTTAATACTAATTGTCCTATTCGTTCGCCTTTTTCTAAAGTAACTTTTGATAATCCATGATTAATTAAAATTACTCCAATTTCTCCTCGATAATCTGCATCAATAGTTCCAGGACTATTTAAAACCGTTATTTGTTTTTTATATGCTAATCCACTTCTTGGCCTCACTTGTATTTCATAACCTACTGGTATTTCTACATATAACCCAGTTTTAATTAAAGTACTCAATCCAGGTCCTATTATTGCTCCATGAGTTGATCTAACATCACATCCAGCACTACCTATAGTTTCATAACTAGGAAGATCATTATCTGATTTATTTATTACTCGTACTTCCATATTAATTTTGTAATTGAACTAACCAGTAATTTGAATCAAAGTCAGTACCTGTAAAATCTATTCTTGCTAATCCGTCTGATGATATATGCATCGTACCTTTGTCTCCTTTATTTGCAGTTAATACTTCTTTTAGTTTATCTGCAGAAAAACATATAGGTTCCATTGCATCATTTCCACCATCCATTTCAAATGTAACATTATCAGAATTAATTGTTGTATAATTAATAATAAATTTAATTTTACCATTTTGAACTTGAACTGCAAAATTCTTTGCATCAGGTAATGCATTCTTTGCTTTTATAAATTTATTAACAAATAATTCGTCAATATCAAATGTAACATTATATTCTGGCTCTGCGTTAATTGCTGGAACAGCTGGTATAACAGAAGTATCAGCTAACATAAATGTCATTGTTGTGCTGCCTTCTTTAATTTTCATTGCATAATTTTTACCTTGTGCGTCTTGAACTTCAATATCAATTTTTTCTCCAACTGCAGATAACATTTTAGTTAATGCACCTGTATGATTGATACCTAATTCTCCTGACATAAATGGATCTGTTTTCCATTTAACTTTACCTACTACGGTTTGATCTACATCTATTAATTCACAATTAACAGACTGTCCATTTGCTTTAACAGTTACTGCTTCACAGTTACCTGCTAAATAGTATCTATTAATAAATGATTGTAACTTATTTTTTTCCATTGTTGTTCTACCTTTTAAAATTTAAAAAATTTATTGAATTGATTTGCATCAGTAGTTGATATACTATCACCACCAAACTTTTTATATGTTTTCTTATATGTTGCATATACTTTCATTGCACTGTCTGGATCATCAAACATATCATGCAATGATAATATAACGTCATATAAGTCTTTTGGAATTGCTGTTTCTAGCAACTCAACATGATTATTTACTAGTTTGCTAACATCTTTTGCTATATCAACATATAGATGCGTATTATGTATAACCATTCTAGGCATACCCTCTTGGCTATATCTATCTAAACCTTTATCTGTTTTGCCTCCTAAATAATCATATGTAAAATCTTTACAAGCTGGACAATCTAAACTACATGGGACATATCTTGAAGTGTCAATATTTACAGTTTTATTTGTCCTATTAGCATGTGCTTTTCTTCTATATTCATTATTCTTTGGAAAATATAATTCTGTAAATGTTTGAGTCTTATAATTTCCAGAATGAAGATATGTTCCAAATACAGGATATTGTCCTGGTGAGCTTGAATCAGTTGAAAATAATACTCTGTTATTAGTTAGTTTATTAATTAGTTTTTGTAATGTTGCTAATATAAAAAAATCTGATATTTTTGATATACCCAATAAATGTATATATTTAACATGATTCTTTTCAAACTCTCTTTCTTGTAGCATTAATGCTATAACATACATGAAATCGACTAATTTCTTAGGACCTCCAATACACCATCCATTAAATGCAAAGTCTTTGAATTTATGATACCATTCTGCATATTCTTCTGTATATGTTCCTTGAATAACATTTAAAAAATCAGTCTTACCGGTTTGTTTAGATTCAAACCATTTAAAATTATCAAAACTAATATCCATAGATTCTGCAAATCTATTTTCATATTTAGCTCTAGGTGGAATATCTAAATTTGCAGCTACGTCTGAGTTATGTTCTAACCATTCGAATATTCTTTCACGGATAGTACCATCCCATTTTAAAGCTCCTGTTGCTATTTGAAATCCTCCAGAATCTCCAAAAACTAATACTTCATCATCTAAACCTAATTGATCACGAAAATCCATTTTCTTGAAATGATGTCCAGCAGTTATAAGAAAATATGGATGTCTCCATTCTTCAGGATATTCTTTTGAGAAGAATCTACATGTAGTTCCATCTTTAAATTTCATATCTTTTTTGAATGCAGACACCATACTACCTGCAGATAATGACGGATAATATATAAAATTTTTATCCATAATTAATCTGTTATTGTCCATGGCTCTTCGCCTAATTTATCTAGGTTCGAAAATATAAATGTTACTATTTCTGCAGATTGTTTATCCAAACAATTT